CAAACCGCGCCAGGGTAGACGGGGATAAAATATACCGAATACTTGAAGTGAATATGTGGAATTCCCACGTGGAAGCAACACTAATTCCATTAGTCGGGGAGAATGCGCCATGACGCCTTCCGAGTTTCAAGCGGAAATGCGGCGTAGAGCTAATAATGTAAAAACCGATTTAGGTAGAGCAATAGTTAATTCTTGCCAGCTAGTAGAAAACACAGCCAAGAAAGGAATGACGGATACTTCGATAGATACTTCAAAAACATATGAGCATAATCATCATCCATCCGTTGAGTTTGATTATCCCGCTGTTGATACTGGAAGACTTAGGCAATCGGTGACGCATGATGTGGAAGAAAACAATGGCGAAGTAGTTGGTAGAGTAGGCACGGGATTAGCTTACGGTGCATATCTTGAGCTAGGAACTACCAGAATGTCGCCTAGACCTTGGCTTAAACCTTCGTTAGCAAACAATCGAGAAAAAATACATACCCTGATTTTGAATGCTGTTAAGGGTCGGCCTGTTGATGTGGGATTTGAATAATGACTAATGTCGGACAGTTTGCATACAACACATTAAAAAACTCTACTGCGTTGACTGCCTTAGTTCCAGTTACAAGCATACAACCGTCAAGACTTGAAAAGCTAGTTTCATTTCCGGCAGTTTTCTTTTCCGACGATCAGCATGATATAGAGTTTGTAGACAATCATCCCAAAGGCACGATGGCCGAAATTACAATCGATGTGTATATCCAAGACGATAGTCCTTATGCGATATGCAAAATAATTTGTGATTTAATGGACAGTTTACTTTGGAGTTGCACAACGAATATAGATGCGCCTGATCCTGATACGGCGGCTAGACATAGGCATTTGATCTTTTCCCGACCATTGTTGCCGGGCGATATTTGATAAGGAGAAAATAGTATGGCTAATGTGGTTAATTCAGCGCCTGCGATAGGTATAGAAGGCGCAGTTTTTGCAGTTTTGACGGAAAGCACGGACGTGGTAGGCGGGACTCCGACCTATGGAGCGGTTCAAAGCTTTTTCCCTTCCGCTAAACTTACCGTAAATCCGAACGGTTCGGTTGCAACTGACTGGGGCGATGACGGCCCTGCTTTCGTTGCGACGACTACTGGCAAGTTTCAGCTTTCGCTTGAGGTCCAGGATATGGACCCCGGTGCTTATGCTATTATCACGGGGCAGACTCGCGCTAATGGTATTGCGGCTGACGGTTCGCTTGATACCGCTCCTTATGTGGCTTTTGGTTATAAGCAACTTCTTGGCGGCGTTGATGGTTCGGGTAACAAGAGATTTAGATACAAGTGGCTTCTTAAGGGTAAGTTTTCCAAGGCGTCCGAGGGCGGAGATACCAAGAAAGACACGATTTCTTATCAGCACATGACCCTTGCGGCCGAGTTTACCAAGCTCATTGCTAATAACATAATTCAGACCACGGCTCGCACGGATGCCTCGGATACCCCGGCGGCTACGTTGACCAACTGGTTTACCGCTCCCGTTTATTCGACGAGCGTTGACCTTAACGCGCTTACCCTTACTTCGGCGACTGGCGTTATTTCGACCAAGATCTTTACGGTTGTATTCGGTAAGGCGGGCGGCGGTACTACGACTATCGCGGACGCTGGCAATACTAACGTTGTTATCGCTCTTGGCTCTACCGGCGCTCCGATTGCGCTTACTACCTTTACTCCCGGATCGGCTAGCACTACGCCTAACGTTGCGGTGGTTACTTCGGCCACGCTTACCGGCGTACCGTATACGGTTTTCGTTACCGCTAACCTTCACGATGCGAACGGCGTTGCTTGCGTCATGAAGTCTGTGAGCTGTACCCCGGCGTAATCAGTTAATTACCCTATAGGGTATGATCGTTGATTATACCTTATAGGGTTTACCAAAGTTTAATGAGAGGCAAAAAAATGAGTGAACTCGGAATCAATGAAGAAGTGGTTACGGTGAGCCTTGCAGGGAAAGAGTATCCGATTGATTTTACTATGGCGTCTATTTATTATCTCTCGGAAAAGTACGGCGATGTTGCCGCGCTTTTTTCTAAAATGGGGAATGGAGTCGATACTAAGTCGCTCGATATTATTTGTGACTTGATTTATGCCAGCATTATAAAATGCGATGATGATGATAAGTTTGTCGCTCCATTGAGTCAAAAGAAAATTATGGCAAACTTGCACTTCAATGAAATTGCGAAAATAACCGTGTCGATTACACAAGCGTTTGCTAACTCATTCCCGGATGCTAAGAAAAACCCTACGAAGGGGGCGAAGGCTCCCGCGAAAGCAAAGGATGGGACTGGGGATACCTCTACAGTGCAGGAACCCTCGATCTAGGATTATCAAGTAAGCGATTTTGGAATACTAAGCCTAAGTTAGTATTCATCCTGATTAAAAATAAAGCTAAAATAGACCATGCGAAAAGTGCGCAACTTGCTTATATGATTATCACGCATGACTTGACGGATAAGAGCGAAAGTCAAAATAGTTCAGACCCGATACTAACAGATGCTGATCCACTAGGTGGGCCATGAGCGATACGTATGAAGTAGACGTAAAAATACATGCAGACTCTAGCGAAGCCGAATCGGCATATGGTCGAGTCGGCGATGGTTTATCCGAGTGGGGAATAAATCTCGACAAACTTTACGAAAAGGGCTCGGAAGTATTCAAAAAGTTCGGGATTGACGTGGATCAATTCGCGTCTAAACTTGGAACTACCGGGCCTCAATTAACGGCACTTGCGGCGGGAGCGGCTATAGCTGTTGAAGGAATTAAAAAACTAGGCGAGTTTATAGCGGATTGTACTAAAGATTTTGCCGACGTTGAAACCGCTCAATTAAAGTTTAATGCGGCGATGTCGGCGAGTGCTACTATAACGGACAAAGGGGCAAAAAGTCTTTCGGAGCTTGCAGAAAAAACAGGACTATTAACTGGCAATACTACGTCTTCGGTACAAAGTCAGATTGCTATGCTTGCGGCAACCGGAAGAACCGAAGATCAAATAAAAAGCATGATTACTGCGGCAGAAGGATTATCTAATGCAACAGGCGTTGACTTAAATACCGCACTTACACAAATTAATGCTACTTTCTCTGGAACGTCTGGCCGTCTCTCTAAAATGACTCCCGAGTTAAAAGATTTAACAAAGGAACAGTTAGAAAATGGTGGCGCGGTTGATGTGCTCAATAAAAAATATGGCGAGTTTTCTGGCACTCTTTCGGGAAGCACGGCAGTATCTATAGCTAATCAAAAAAACCAAATAGGTGAATTGAAATCTATCCTGGGAGAGTTTTTTGAAAGTGGATTAAAACCGATTCGTGATATGATAACCAGCATCATAGAATATCTGGTTAATAATAAACAAATAGTTATAGGAGTTATAGAAGGAGTCGGGGTTGCATTGTCTGTTCTTGTAGGATTATTTAATCCCGTCCTAGGGGCAATAGGTCTTGTTGTCACAGCATATTTTGCGTTAAGCAATGCAGTAAGGGAATCTAAGGCGAGTTTTGAGACGGCTACTGATGCAATGGCTAAAAATGCATCAGCGGCAATAGATATTGTAGGCCCTATAACAGGTGTTGGAAATGGTCACAAGCTAACTTCCGATCAAATAGAGAGGCTGGTAAAACTATATCCCGATCTTTCCGGGAAGATGAGCGATAATAATACAACGCAACGAGAAGCCCTTGCTTTAATTGATGCTATAAATAAAGCTGATCTTCAAGGCATGATCTTAAAAGAGCAACAGGCGCAGATTCTTTTAATAAACGCAAGAGATAAAAATATAGAATCGCTTAAAACAGAGTTTCATATTACCCAAGATCAAGCAAACATGTTGAAATCTTTATACGTTGAAATGGCAAGGCAAATAGATTTATCCGCAAAGGGAGCTACTACAAAAAAAGAGCTTACAACAGCCGAAAATAATTATACTGACGCGCTAAAGTCTATGGGAATAGAACAGGGAAGTTTAAGCGAAAAACTCAACAGGGTTGTGGGATTAATAAAAAATGAAAACGACCAATTATTTGAATCTAACGGAAGAATGACTGATGCTGAAAAAGCAATAAAAGGATTAAGTTCTTCTTCGTTAATCGCCGCCCAAAATCAGGCACTTATTGGTGCTAATGCTAAACTTTCCGCGGAAGATCAAAAGAAATCGGCCGAGGAAGGGCTGGCATGGGATAAGAAAATAGCCGACGATTATGTCAAAAATCTAGATACAAAAGAAGCCGCTGAAATAAGCATGGCTGAAAAGAAAAAGGCTACGCTTGAAGAAGTATTAGCTATCTCTAAAAAGTACGATGACGATGAGCTTGTATATTATACAAAACAAATGGAAGCTCAAGAGGCGAAAGACCTTGAAGATGCTACAAAAAAGAAAGCCACTCCTGAAACAATAGCTACAATTAAGCAATACTATGCCGATCAAATAACTCAGTATGAAAATACACAAATAGACAAACGTGCTAAACTTGAAACTGATTATGGTAAAACACTTTCCGATGAGGCCGCGAAAAATCTTGAAACTCAATTAAAAAATGATGGTTCCATTCTTTTGGATCATATAAAAACTCTTGATTCCCAAGAATCGGTAGATATTGCTAATGCGCAAAAAAGAAATGCAACGCTTGCAGAAGTGGTATCAATAGCTAAAAAATACGACGATGAAGAGCTTGTTT